GACTAGACTATGATGTTGTTCCTGAGCCATGGAACAGAGGACTTAAGTTAAGACCTGAGTATCGTAGTGAAGCATACAATAATTTTACTTATCAAAACATGCCTGACAACATGGTAGTTAAATCCATAGTAAATGTACAGCAGTACTTAGGATTCTACTGGAATCAACCACAACCTAAATATAATTGTGAAGGATTGGACTGGTTAGACAATGCTAGTGAGGTTGTATTTTGGTATAGATTTGCACAAAAGTTTGATAAAGTAATCGTACTTGATAGACGAGATATAGATGCAAGAGTTAGTAGTGCATTACATGCACAGTACTTTGGAAAGTGGAGAGGAGCATATAAGTATACTCCTTCCATAATACCTGATACTGAAACATGGAAGCAACTAAAAATGAAAGAAGAACAAAGTAGTGATATGCTAAAACTTATTGCTCATCATCTAGGACTGGAAGTGACATACTACGAAGATATCTATACTAATAAAGTACAAGATTACTTTGGTTTAGGAGTTGATAATCAAAAAATGTTTGATAACTATATTAATCCTAAGTATAAGTATAAGATATGATACTAAGAGAGAAGATACAGAAAAAACTAGATGTACTAGAATTCATGATGAATAACAATGTTCATATCGTAGACCCCAACGGGTGCATGGAGTATACACTAACTATCAGTAAATTTTGGTCAGTTCTCTCAGAAGAAGATAGAGATTTTATCCAAGGCTGTCAGTCTTCAATCGAAGAAGGGTGGGAGTGGAAATGAGTGGCGGAGTATATAATCAAACCTTTTTCAATAACCATCCATGGGAAAAAGAAAAAGACGGCATACTATACGGAATAGTACTGGTAAACATGCAAACATGGGAACGAGAAACAATAAAGGTCGGCATCGCAAAAGGGCGAACATTCAAAGACGCAGTAAAAAGAGGGCGTGGGTTTACAAACTACGACATCAGAATACAGAGACTTTGGCAGGGGACGATATACGATTGCTGGAGATGGGAACAGAAACTACACAAGATGTATCAGGATGATAGACATAAAACACAGCACCATTTTGGAGGGCATACGGAATGCTTTAGTATGGAATCAAAGATTCTACAAAGTTTTCCCAAAAAGAATGACATATTTAGGGATTAGTGAAGGCTTTCACGATGCAGCTATTGCAGTTGTAAGAGACCAACGAATATTATTCGCAAGTCACATAGAGAGAATGACACGCAAAAAGAATGATGCGTGGGTGCCGCAGTGGGTAAAAGAACACGCATATAATGAGTACGCATATGATAAAACAATATTTTACGAACATACTGAAATCAAGAATTGCAGACGAGACATGTACGGACTGGCAGCGACAGAGAATGGCAGAGCGTACGATGTCAGAGATATACTTCACCATAAAAGTCACTACGCCAGTGCTTATTTTACTGCTCCTTTCGTACCTGACAGCACAGTTGTCATAGATGCAATAGGAGAGTTTGACACTGCAAGTATTTGGGTAGATGGAGAAAAAGTATGGAGTCGTCAGTACCCATGGTCACTAGGATTATTTTATAGTGCTATTACGAAACGAATAGGATTAAAACCCAACGAAGATGAGTATATTACAATGGGCATGGCAGCATATGGAGATGTAACTATTGATATGCTAGACTTTATTAACAACAACCATCACAAAGGTATTCCTATGCGTAAATGGTTTTGGGAAACACCTGAAGATATAGCAGCGTCAGCACAAGCACACTTAGAAAATGAACTCATGGAAATATTTGCAAAGGCTCGTAAGTATGGGCCAAAAGTTGCATATGCTGGTGGAGTTGCACTTAATTGTGTAGCAAATAGTAAGATTCGTGCAATGTTTGATGATATGTGGATATTCCCAAGCCCTGGAGACGCAGGGAGTTCATTAGGCTGTATACTGGCACACACAGAACAAAGAATAAAGTTTGAGGATTGCTACTTAGGGTACGATATAGATAGAGAGGTAAACCCCATAAAAGTAGTAGAAGAAATAATTAATAATAAAGTAGTAGGAGTAGCAAATGGAAAAGCAGAGTTTGGCCCTCGGGCGCTTGGTAATCGTAGTCTGCTTGGCGATGTCCGTTACGATATTAAAGACACAGTCAATGATATCAAACGCAGACAGAAGTTCAGGCCTTTTGCCCCCGCGATACTTGAGGAGTTTGTAGATGAATATTTTGAAGGGTATGCTAACGAGTATATGCAGTATGTTTCAAAGGCAAAACACGACTACAGTAGTGTCTCACACATCGACGGAACTGCAAGAGTACAAGTGGTTAGAAAAGACTCTAAGTCAATACTACGACCTATACTAGAGGCGTACTACGAGGCTACTAAAGTACCTATGTTATTGAATACGAGTTTAAATATTAAAGGGCAACCCATGGTAAATACTTGGGAAGATGCCAAAGAGTTTGAAAAGAGTTATGGAGTAAAAGTATTTTGAGTGAATCAGTATTAGATTTAAATTATGTAGATAATCCAGGAGAGTGCAAACGCTATAATAGTTCTGCGCCTGACATATATTATAATGGAGACAGTTTTACACAAGGAATGGAATTGAAAGATAGATTCCGAGGATGTTATACACATTTAGTTGCAGAACACTTTGACCAGACATGGGGAAGGTCATCAAAAATTGGTGGTGGTAATGATAGAATACTAAGAGTTACCAGTACAGATATGTTGATGATGCCAAAGAAACCTAAGTTAGCTATTATATTGTGGTCTGGACCGAATAGGCAGGAGTACTTAAATAATTTAGGAGTATGGAGACAAGTAGGACATATTCGTTTTGCTTTTGATAGAAGAAAACTAGAGATTAAAAGAAGCGATATTTACTGCCACCCTGATATGACTAGAAATCAATATGAAGGTTGGAGACACTACATGAAAGATTGTAGAACTATCAAGTGGAATCTACATGAAATGTGTATGCAGATGATTTATCTTAGAAGATTATTAAACAGCATGAATATACCACATCTATACTACTTCATGAGTAAAGGACAAATAGATTGTGCCTTAGATTCTTTGAATGAAAAAAGAAGAGAAGGTGCAAACGTAGTCTGGGAACAACAATACAATATGACAAAGGAAGATTTCTTAAAAGAAATACCTGAGTTACAAGATAACGGCTTTTACGAACTAACAAAATTAGTATTGAAGAAGCCATATGGTCCAATGGACCATCCGTTAGAGGAAGGTCATCAAGCAATGGCCGATAAAATAATACAGGATATATATGATAAAAAATTGGATAACGTTTTTAAGTAAAAAACTAAAGGCATGGAAGTTTCAATGGGACAATCGAAATGTGGTAGAAGATACCCACATCTACGAGGAGTAGTAAATTTTGAATGTGGAAATTTTCCTGAGCATTTCAAAAATAGTTCTTGACAGATGCTTAAACTTTTTGTATAATATATTATATATTTGAGAGAGAAAAGAAATGACAACGATTACACCACCGACTAACTGTCCTTGTTGTGACTCCATACTGGAGTTAGTAAACGAGCAGTTGTTCTGCAGAAACACAAAGTGTCCTGCACAGTGGACTAAAAAGTTAGAGTCTTTTTCCTCTACTCTTAAAATAAAAGGGCTTGGGCCTTCGACTATCTCTAAGTTAGGTGTCGAATCCCTGCCCGAGCTTTATGAACTTACTGTATCAGATATACAGGATAAGATTCACAGTGAAAAATTAGCTGAGAAACTCTATGATGAATTACAAAAGTCTAAGAGTAGCAAGTTGGTAGATATTCTACCTGCTTTCTCAATACCACTTATTGGTCGGTCGGCTTCTCAAAAATTATGCGATACAATATCAAACATCGAAGATATTAGCGAGAACAGTTGTACTGAGGCAGGTATCGGACCAAAAGCATCAGCTAACTTGGTAAATTTCATGGAAACAGAATTTTATCCTAACAGATACAAAGACACATTACCCTTCAATTGGAATAATAAAATTAGTAAAAAGAAAGAGGTCACTGGTGTTGTATGTATAAGTGGTAAGTTAAGAAGCTACCCTACAAAAGCTCATGCTACTAAAGTATTAGAACAGTATGGATTCGTAGTAAAATCAAGTCTGACAAAAGAATGTACTCATCTTATAAATGAGTCAGGCATAGAGTCAGCAAAGACGCAAACAGCTCGTGACCGAGGTGTTATAATAATAAGTAATATTAAACATTTAATTGGAGAAAATTAAAAATGGCATTACCAAAATGGACAGACGAAAGAACTTCAGAATTGACTTCTTTTGTGGGCAGTGAGTCCCCTATCTCACAAACTACTGTTGCTTCAGCAGCAGAGCAACTAGAAACTTCAGTAAGAAGTGTATCTAGTAAATTAAGAAAAATGGGTTATGATGTAGAACTAGCTTCTGCTTCAGCTTCTAAGTCTTTCTCAGATGAACAAGAAGCAACTCTTGCAACATTTGTGCAGGATAACTCAGGCTCTTACACATATGCAGAAATTGCATCAAACTTTGAAGGCGGAGCTTTTTCAGCTAAGTCAATTCAAGGTAAAATCCTTTCTATGCAGTTAACAGAACATGTTAAACCTGCACCTAAAGTTGAGACTGTTAAGTCTTACAACGAGGAAGAAGAAGGACAATTTGTATCATTAGTAAATGATGGTGCATTTATTGAAGATATCGCAGAAGCTATGGGCAGAAGCGTAAATTCAATCAGAGGAAAAGCTTTATCACTCTTAAGAGCTGGTGAAATCAATGCTATTCCTAAGCAGAAAGAAACCAAAGGTTCAAGTAAAGCTGACCCTTTAGCAGGTGTCGACATTGACGGCATGACTGTTGAAGAAATTGCTGATGAAATCGGCAAAACAGTAAGAGGCGTGAAAACAATGCTTACTAGAAGAGGTCTACAGTGCTCAGACTATAACGGAGCTGCTAAAAAAGAAATAGGCTAATACCTATTCATCGCGGGCGAGCTTTCCTTCGGGATTGCCTCGCCTTTTTTATAATTTAATAATTGTCTTGGGAGATTCAATTGACATTAGAAAGTGCATTACTTAAGCAAATACTTGCAAACGGTGATTTTCAGGCATGGAATGGTCTGAAAGAACACTACTTTCCAGAAGGTGAGTACCGAAAACTGTGGAAGATAGTAGATAAACACGTACACAAGTATCATGACTTGCCAACATTTGAAGATTTAAAACTGGAGATTCGTTCAAGAGAACTCCAAGAAAAAATCTATGCCATCGAAACGGTGGAAACAGATGTTGATGCTATTCTTTTGCTAGATTATTTAAAAAATCAATTTACACAAAGTGAGATTCTTACTAGAATTGAATCTTTTGTGGATACTCAAATAGCTATCGGCGATGCTCGTGAGAACATTGACTTGCTACAAGAAATTGTAGTTCAAGTAGAAGATAGAGTAGAAACTACTAGCGATAACGAAAGTATGGATACTATAGAGCTATTTGATAGTGAGGAAGACTATGCAAAATACCTTCCTCTGGGTCTTAATTCAGAGTATGATTTTGACTATAAATTCTCTCCCAAAGACTTAGTCGTTGTTGGCGGAAGTCGTGGTGGAGGTAAATCATTCACTTGTTGTAACGTTGCACAGTCAGCTACCGAAAAAGGTAAGTCGGCTTTATACTTTACAATCGAGATGGAACCAAGACAAATTCTTCAGAGGATTTGTGCTATGGCATGTAATGTTCCTATCAAACGAATCAACACTAAAAACCTATCTCCTATGGAGTGGTCTAAGATTGCTGATTGGTGGGCAGGAAGATTTGAGAAAGGAGAAGAAGCTCGTAAGGAGTACAACGATCATCAAGATTTTGACAAGTTTCATTATCAGTTGACTCGTAACCCTTTGCGTGAAGATATCCCTCAAGTCGATATTTATTATGACCCAAGTCTTACACTAGCTAAAATTATTAGTGTAGTAAGACAAAAGGTTGCCGCTACTCCAGACCTTGGAGTAGTTATAGTTGATTACCTAAACCAAGTCAGACGCCACAACGCCCCGAGTCGAGGCGGTCAGTACGAATGGACTGAGCAGATAGAGATATCAAAAGGGTTAAAATCTTTAGCCCAGGAGAACAATGTCCTTGTTCTCTCAGCATTTCAAACAAACGAAAAAGGAGAAGCGAGATTTGCCAAGGGTATACTTGACGCAGTTGATGCTGCCTACAGTATTCAGCATTGGGGTGATACAGAACCTGCAATCAAGTTGAAATGTGATAAGATGAGAAATGGAAAAGTAGAAGGTTTTGTATCTACAATGAACTGGGATAGTTTGAGAATCGGCCCTCAGAATGAGATAGACCCAGACGAAAGAGCCGAAATGAAAGAAGCAATGTCAACAGGAGAAAGCTCCTATGATTTATAATCCTTTACAACAAAGAATATGTATTGGAGAGATATCAACTAAAGATTTATTTAAGACTATAAATTTTGTAGACTTACATAATGTAGAAGGTTGGTGGAAGCGACAGCAGAATAGACTAGACATAAGACTGTACGCTTTTGTAAAAGATGTATTACAAGATAATTTTGTTAATCCAGTTATAGTGTGGTATAGTGATGAAAAGAAAGAGTATTCTATACACCCAGGATTGAATAGACTAATGTTAAACAAAGTGCTAAACTTTGATATGACAGCTTGGGTAATTAGTTATGATATAAAAAACTATAGAAGACTTGGCAAAGTATTTCCAGGGATTACTAAATTGAAACTAGACCCCAGCGGGAATAGAGATATAGCTTTAACAGCACAACACAGAACAGACAACAGATTATATGAGATAGTATTCAGTGAGGATAGAATACTACCAAGATTAAGAAATGCAAATAACAGCAAAGAATGGAAAGAAGTATCCTCTAAAACAGGTTTTCATATATGGCATAACAATAAGTACATTGGTGCAGTAGGAAATGCACAAGACCATTGGAATGTAAAAGATGTGGCAGGAATATATGAATTAACACTAAAATATTATTTTAACAGGAAAATAAACAATGCTTTTGTACACAGAAAAACAACTTAAAGTAGCGTACACAACGTACCTGCAAAAATTAATAGGAACAAATAGACAAGGAATAGAAATACCTTTTCCTACACTAGAAGAATTTAGATTAATCTATGAAGATGAATGGAATCAAAGATATAGGGAGATGAACGATGGCGTATGATAGAGTCAGTAGAGAAACAGCAGAGCTAGTACCATTAGCACCCCATACGTGGTATGTGAGAACAGTAGGATGGTTACTAGAGCAAGAAAAAATAAAAGAGAACATACAGAATGTTCCACTAAATGAAAAGTTAAGGGAAAGTTTGGCAAAAGACGGAGTAAAATCTCCCATACTCTGTATGCCAAACTGGTACCCCATAGCAGGGAGTCAGAGGATGAGATGTCTTCAGGAACTCCCTGCCTTACATGGGCAAGAAATACGAGTATGTCGATTTGATGCAGAATGGTGGCTATTATTTAATTTATGGGGAGACGAACAAGAACGCCTAAGAATAGTAGCAATATGGTTTCAAATGGCAGAGTTAGTATGGAAATCACGATACTATGAAGAAAATGGTGTAGACTCTATGGGAACAGATTACAGAGTATTTGAAAAGATAGGAGATGAGTTAGATGGATGGAAACATAAAGAAGCCAAAGACGATACTTTATAATAATAAGAATAAGAAAGAAAACTATTTAACTCCAGGCTCTCAGTACGAGTGGGGAAGTATGAGATTTAATCCTCCGTACCAGTGGGATGTACACCCTAACAGAGAATGGTTTGGACTAGTAGCACTGATGACAAGTATGGACTTACCTAAAAATGCTGCGATGATAGAGATAGGAACATATGCTGGTGAGTCGACATCAATGTTTGCCGCTAGTGGAATGTTTAAACAGATACACACAATAGACCCTTATGATTTTCCACAAGGATATCAAGTACTTATGGAAGCAAAAGTAAATTGTAGATACTGGGATTTCATAGATTTCTGGAGAAACTACTCTTTTGATTGTGTAGACTACTTCAAAGATAATATGTTTGATTTTGTGTACATTGATGGCGACCACACTGGTGCATCTGTAGAACGAGATATAGATTTATTCTTACCAAAAATTAAGAAAGGTGGTTACATTGCAGGTCATGACTATAATCCAGAGTGTTGGCCCGAAGTAGTAAATGCAGTAAATAAAAAGTTTAGAGGAAAAATGATTCAAACATTCGATGATAAATCGTGGGTAACAAGAATTTAGTTCTTGACAAACCCTTAAAATTCGTGTATAATAT